AATCAAATGTAATCCTACCCAATGCACTATTAAATAATGCAGTCCGATTTGATGGACTTCCCGTGGTTATAGGATCATAAACTGTTCCCTCCCTACTAATAGCAAGGATGGTCTTTCCTTGTAAGGTCTTGCCATAAAATGACAATCCTGACACAGAGAATTGGCCAGCAGTTGCACTCCAAAAGTCAGAGTCAACATTCTCATCTGCTGTAGGACTTGATGGGCTTGCATCCATTACAAATGCCCCTGTGCCTATTATATTAACCGTACATTGTACGAAACTCTGAACATCCCCACTAATAGGTAAGTTTTGAATTAAAGCCTCACCCTCTATAGTTCTAACATCCCCATCTAAGTTAGTAAACTCAAACTGCCACTCTTGGACAGCCCTTGCTACTGATTGTTGCATTAAGTAAAAAGGAGAATATCTTTCGCTAGTATCATTCGTAACCAATACCCCTGATGCAGAACCCGACCACTCAGTTCTTCTTATCCGTCTTTTAGTAAATAACCCATCATTTACTGAGGTCCTATTGATAATCTCATTAGTCATCTCAAAAGAGCAAGACTTAGCACAAAATACAGGGTAAAATGTGCCACTCACCTTTATAGAGGCAATCATATTGGAACCTCTTACTACTTTAGGGTCATTCATCTCTGAATATATTTAAATGAGTGTCCATCATAAGACTTAGGTATTGAACCATCCCCTACCTCAATCATATAAATTGACCACTCACAGTTGTCAGTATCTTGCTCATAATGTAAGCATTTAAATTGCTTATTATAAGTTGCTGGATGTGTGTCTTGCTGTCTATATAAGTGCATAAGGTCAGGCAAATCAGGAAGCCCTAAGTTGTCTGTCTTATCGGTGTCTAAACCATCTACTGAAGCCTCAAAAGCACTAAATACTCTATTAAACTGATTCCATACTGCTTGATTCTGATGTTGCCCATAAGGAATTTGATCCTCTTGGGGTGCGCCACCACCAGGCCAATCAATAGAGTCATAAAAGTTTTCTGTAAGTAAATACCTATAAGCAGTAATTGTTGTGCTTGCATCTGTCTCTAAAACAGTAGCTTCATCAAATTCTAATACTGTCTTATTAGTAACAAAAGAATAGTTGGTTGCTACTATCCTAAATGTGCCATTATTGTTTGTAGTGTTTATGATTCTTATATAGTCATCCACATTAAAAATAGGTGTCAAAAAGCCATCCAAAGTTACACCATTGCCTGTTTCAAAGGCTGCATTTCCTGTATATAAGGTATCTCCAATCAACCTTCTTAACATAGACCCTTTCATCTCTATTCTGGGGGCATCAGACATAGATACTGACTCTTCTCTTACCGCTAATGTGTCTACATCTTGCTCAGAGGTATGCTGTTGACCATTATATCTTTGATAAGAGCCATTGACTCTTGGAGTGATGTCTATATTTAAATTAGAGAAGAATAAAGGGACAAAAATGTTAGAGTTGACACAAAGCCTTACCCAAATTCTACCATCAGCAGGAGCCTCTATTTCGCTACTCATTGAGGTGTATTTAGGTAGTTCATCTTGAGCATCTAAAGCACTATCTAAGGTTGTCCTCCACATTTGAGTAAAAGGATTGTCCGCTATGGCAGCAGTTAAAGGCTTAGGTTTACTTACCCATTGATTTATTATGCTTGCAGGGTTTGTGTTGTCAAATTGCCAAGTATAATATTCGGTGTCTGCCTCTAACCAAATATGGACAGGGTTAACAATGTTTAAGTTAACATCTTGCCCAATATCTACTGAAACACTTAACCTATCCCCTTTTTGCACATAGAAAGGAGTTGACTTAACATAATGGATAAAATCATCACCGGCTACATCTTCGTGCTCAACCACCATATAGCGGTCTTTTTCATAGCCATACTCAAACTCCTTAATTATCTCACCTCTTGCCCCTGCTTGTTTGTAAAGGTCTAACCATATCCCACTTGTGCCATCACCAGCCCTTGCCAAAGTCCACCCCTGAGGGTTGTAAATTCCTGTGCTTGTTGGAGCAGTAGGATCAGGTTCAGTTGTAGCTATTCCCCTTTCAAAGTCTATATTTTGAACAATCTCAGCTGGATAATTGTAGTCAAACTTATGAATGACAGACTTATAAGGTCTTTGTAGTGATAACCTTGCATCATCATTCATAAAGGCCATAGTGTAATACTGACTATTAGCACCAATGTCCTTAGCATAAAGCTCAGTAATGTAATCTACAGGCTGACCTTCATAGTCAAATCTGCATATTCTAAACTGAGCATAGTTAGCCTCATCTATGGACTTAATAAACCATTTATTCTTTTGTTGGCTTAACTCACAAAACTCCCCTAATATCTTTTGTAAAGCTGTATAAGAGTCCTGTAATTCACCCAAATTAGCCTCAAAGGTTTGAGCATCTAAAAAGACTGTATTATAAAAATGATACTCAGGATAATCATAAATAGCAGAAACCTCTAAAAGGTTCATCTGCACCCAAATATCTAATTGTAACCCTGTCTTTTGTAATGCCCAAGCTATGTATTTTATAAGTGGATGTGGACCTTGTATGTATCTACTTTCATTGTCGCTCAATGGCACACTTTGTAAAAAAGCAATCCCATCTGTTGCAGTTAGTTGTAAGACATTAGGATCAGGCTGGAATGTCTGACCTAAATCAGATAAGGAAAGCCACCCTGAATAGATAATATCTGACTCACTATTTACTGCAACCTCTACTTTATATTGTGTATCACCACCTCCAGCAAAAGTCATAGCATTTACTATATCATCAGTAAATACCCTTATTGTGCAACTCTTACTTTTAACGGTGGTAAACTTATCTTCTGAATTATCTACTGTCTGTAAAACAATAGGAGCATCAGCCATCTCTAAAGTAACCTCTGACCCATCATTTTGAGTGGTGTCAGTAATCTTTAGATAAAAGGTCTGCTCATTCGGACTATTGTCCGTATAATCAACCTGAGTATTGACAAAACTTCCTTTGTAGTAATTAGCCATTAACTCTTAATTGACTTCTTTGTGTTCTTGCGTAAGCTAAAATTATGTCTTGACCTCTGAGTGTTGTACCTCTGCCACTATCACCCATTCTGCCACTCATAAATGATCCTACTGAGTTATTAGGTACAATTCCACCACTAACCTGAGGAACGAACAACTCAGGACCTCTTTCACCGACTAAGTAAGGTGTTCCCCCACTTACCGGACCTCCTAAAGCCCTTCCAGGCAAAGTAATGCCTGACAATAATTTAAAACTTGATGCAAAAGGTGTTCCTGTAATTAAGGACACTAATCCTGCTATTGCGGCTGTTTGTATTAAGGCTTGTACTAATTGTTGTATGCCTTGTGCAAGTCCATCAAAGAAACCACCAATTGCATCCCCACCCTTTTCTATTGAACTAAATAAACTATCAAAGGCAGGTGCAAAAGTACCTCCAACAAGTGATGACACTTGATTGAACTTTTGAAAAGCTGCATCTAATTGCTCATTTAACTGATTAAGAATATCAGGGTTTTGGATAATTGCCTGTAAGTTGATTGGTGGTATCTGTAACCCTAAAGCCTCAAACTGTGCTTTTATTTGTGCTAATTGTTTGCTCTTATCTATATCATAAAAGTCAAACTGCACATTCTTTAAAGGAACTACAACCTCTTGCTCAATGGGCGGTATCTCAATTTCATTGTCACCTATTGTTGTTATGGTTGGTAATGATAATTTGACTTTTTGTGGCTCTACTTTTGCCTCTTTTACTTGTATCTTAATATCATCTACTAATGCCTGCTCTTTACCAGCTATGGCATTTAATACTCTATCCCTTTCTCTTAATTGTGCTGATAATTGGGTATTTAAAGTAACCTGAGCTAATTGCTCTTTAGTTAAGAGTTTAGTGGTTTGTAAACGACCATCTAAGCCTCTTTGCAAGCCTAAGTCAATAACCTCTGTAGTTGCACCAGCTTTTTCTAACTTAAGAATCTCTGTACTTATAGCCTCTAACTCCTTAGTAAGAGAAGCAACCTCAGACCTTGCCACAAGGCTTGCTGTGTATTTTCTATATGCTGCTGTTAGATTATCAACTAATCCAGCCTCATTTTTTAAGTCCCCAAAGTATTGAGGATTGATTTGTTTTAATTTGTTAAGGATTGTCTCCTTTTGTCCCCTTGTTGTATTCTCTGATTTTAAGAGAATAATCAACTTATCTACCTCTGCTCTTTCTTGTCCTATGTTTTCTACAATAGCTTGCTGTGCCTCAGCTACCTTCTTGCTTTGTTCTGCTAATTCCTTAGCCGCACTTCCCGAACTAAACAATCTATCCCCAAATGCAATTAGGAGTGATGTTGTTGTAGAGATGGCTAAAGCTATACCAGCAGGACCGGCTAACTGACCAATTAAAGCCTTAAAAGCCCCACCTGTGGAGCCTGTAGTTGCTTTTAACTGATTGAATGAACTTACTAAAGGATCAATGTTGTTGGCAATACCAATAAGCCCAAATGGGGCATCTTGTACTACTCGGCTAAAGTTGGTAAGTGTTGAAGTAGCTTGTCCGGTTGCAGTTGGTAATGTCCTAATCTTTGCGGCTGCCTTCTCAACTGAATTACCTAACCCTACTAAGTCTTTCTCAGTCTGATTAAGTTCTGCCTGTACTTGGTTAAGCCCTTGAACCGCACTACTGACATTTGCCCCTATTTGTATCTGTAAGCCTTCAGCCATTCTTTATTCTTTTTAGTGCTTCCTTTTCCCTCTTAGCTTTTAACAAAGTCCTAATCTGCTCTTGGTTAAGTTCTGACTTTTCATCAAGTTGCCAACTATCCATCACAAACCTAGCCCCATTGCCCTTACCTATAAATGCCTCACAAATGAGTGCAGTCTGAAACCTTAACAGTATTGAGTCAGTCTTTACCTTCTCAATATAACCTTTCCTTAAGAGTATATACTCATCAACTTCTAAGTCATAAAACTGATGCGGAAGTAGGCCAATTTGACCAAATGCTTCCGACCTCATCTCATCCCAGGTCAGGCTTTTGCCTGGGCTTACTTTTCCCCCTGCTCTTTGGGTTTGTTAACTTCTACAAACTTATTAATTAAATCTGCTGCCTCATTCTCATCCATACCACCTACCCATTCTTGCACTTGTTCTATAGTCACAAACTCAGGGTTTTTGGTTACTTTGTTATGGCAGTTTATACCACCATAGACAAGACCGCAAATAAAATCAAATTGCTTGTTTGGTTTACTAAGCAGCTCAGACATTAGTAATGGATCGGAAGAAGTGGCCTCCCCATAAAACTTGGAAAACCACATCTTTCCTACATCCAATATTCTGTCTTGACCGCCTATGCTGTGTGTGATTGTTTTCATAGTGATTAGCTTGCAGGTTCAGTATCAATGTCTCCCTCAATCTCAATAGTCATAGTGAACTTAGCAGTCTGACCGCTTGTGTTCTGCTGACCTAATGCACTAATCCAGCCATAACCACCGTGATAGATAGTCTCTGCTGAATCAGTCAAGTGCCAATACTTCTTAGTGTTGTTGGCATACAAAGTTTGGAAATCATTGTAGGAAGCCTCAGTTGCATCAGGAATTGTGTCAACAACTGCATTAAGTGTAAAGCGGTTGTTTTGAGGTCCTAATACTTTTAAAGTTCCACAGTTAGTCTCATCACTAACCACATTGCGGCTGCCATCAAATGATCCCTCACTTTGGCAAACAGCCGACTTTTTTGCACTACTCGGAGAATCTGAATATTCAATGAACATCACACTCCCTGAGATTGTTGTAGCATCTGCCATTTTGTTTGTATTTAATTTTGATTTATAATGTGTTCGTATCTCTTTACTACCCTAAACACCTTCACAGCCCCATCATCCTCATAAAGCTCTGACTCTGATTGTACAGTTAGCTGAGTGATTTGAAAGTCTGTTAAGGTTATCCCATAAGAGTTAGGACTAAGCATTACTAAGTCATCTATCTCTTGGGCTATATCATAAGCAGTCTTACTATTTGCGATTGTAGGGAATTGGGTAAATATCTCTACCACAAGTATAGCAGACCTAAAGAAAGCCGAATTATTTAATTCTCTGTCTGTAGAACCTTCAGCTCTTAATAAGACAAAGTTGCCTGTTTCTGTAATGGGTACAGCATCCTTATAAACACTAACCGACAGTTGACCATTTAAGGTCTGATACCACTCGGTCTTAATTTGATATAGTGCATTTTTATATGCCATCTAATACCCTTGTTACATTTTGCACCAAGTTATTTCTAACGGGTGTGATTTGTTTAAAAAAGAATGGCTTAGGACTTATTCCATTCTTGTAAATACTTCTTGCAATTAAGAAAGCCACTCTATCAACCTCTTTGCCGGTAGCTATTCGCTTTCTCTTAACCCAGCCTCTTATTGCATCTATCAATCTTAAAGTTCCACTCCCTTTAACACCTTTGTACTGACTTGCAAACTCCTCAGTCCCAGGATAGGGGTTAAACTTACTCTTTGTTCCAAATTCAATAAATGGAGCATAAAAGACATTGGCACTAACCGTATATTGTAAGTCAGCTTTTTTGTTGTAAGTAATAGACCTCAATAAAGTTCCTCTATCACCTCCCTGACTTGCCAAATCTTTTTTAGCCAATCCTACAAAGTTCATAGCAGCAGCCTCTAACTCAGCATCCACTAAAGTTTGTGTCTCTTTAGTAGCCTTTTGTATTTTGGCTTGCAGTTGCTCCAATCCTATGACATTTGCTTTAATCAAGCTCAAATATTGAAAATGCGGATATTTCCCAATTAAACCTTTGCTCATCTACTCTTTTGGCATTGCTTATAGCATAAGTCTGCCCAAAGTATTCAATCTTGTACTCAGGAGTGATATTATAGTTTCTAAAGTTAATCTTAAAAACCTTGCTATCTCCTAAGTTAGTCTTGCCATCAGCTTGTAATCTACCACCACCATCATCTGTCACCTCAGCCCACATTTTGTAGGTAGTGGCCACAGTTTCAGTTGCATCACCATTAGCATCTATTGTAGTGGTGTACTTTAACAACTTTATGGGTTTGCTAGTTCCTATCATCCTACCCAATTTGCAGTTTTGTACTTAGCAGCCAAAACCATTGCCTCTTTACTTAATCCATCTACATTTTCATCACCTCTGTTAATATAACGATAAGCCACCTCTTTATACATAGCATCTTTTAGACCTTTAGGTAGGATTGTATATCCAGCCTCATACTTTAAGAGCATATTCTCATAAGTAGGAGTCTTTAAGATTCTATTGTTAAAAGATAGGTCAAAGTCATCTGTGCTGATTGAATCACCCTCATCATCCTTTAAGTAAATAATACTATTTACAGGACCAAAAGGAATGTCAAAGTTTCCACAAAGATTTGTCAGTTCTATCTCCCAAGTCTTAGGGATAAAACTCAGACCTGTGTACTCCTCCATTCTTTCTCTTGCTGATTTGATTAGAGTTTCAATGATTACATCATCATCATCAAAGTCAGAGGATATTGATTCAGAATTGTCAATAAAACCCTCTAATCTAAGATAATTCTTTACCTCTTGAACAGTCAAAGGCTCAGTTATCCCTGATTCCTCAGTCTGGTCCTCCCAATCTATCAGTAAGTTATACAACATAAGATTTATTTAAAAAAGGAGCTGGCCGAAACCAGCCCCCTATCACCACATCAACCACAGCTTAGAATGTACCGTAAATCAAGGCATCTGTTCTCATAATGTTGATGTCTTCAAAACACTCAACACGAGCAGTTACCAAGTTACGCTGGAAGTTGTCGCTGTCCTCGTAAGAGAACTCAACACGCAATCCTTCAGTCTCAACTCTTTCAAGGTAAGAAGCATCCACGATAAGAGCCTTATCGTTTGTAACCCAAGAAGCACCAATTACAGGTACACCTGCAATACGGATGTTTCCGTTAGGATCAATGATAACACCACCAGGTACAGAGTAGTCAGTAGGCTTAGTCTTTAACAAGTCAGCCCATTGAGCATAAGATACTAAGGCAAAAGAAGCCTCGAAGTTTGCATCCAATTGATTAGCAATCCAATCTACTAATTGCTCAGCATCTACAGAAGCAGCAGTTGTTGTGCTACCTGTTGCAGCAGAGCTAACAGCAGAGAAGAAAGTGCTATTCTCTTTTTTGTAGAAGTCACGGAGCAACATACGCTGCAAAGTGTTCTGCAAGAAAGGAAGTTGGAACATCATTTGCTTAGAGAAACGAGCAAAACCAGCAATGTAGTCAGATACAACCTTAACTTCAGTAAGGTCATAATCAATCTGAGACTTTAGGTTACCTTCAGTTTGGATACCGATAGAACCTTCTGTTCCTGTCTCACGGTAAGTAACATACAATCCAGTAGGACTTACAGCAGTTGGGATAAGGTCACGGAAATTTACCTTCTGAGCAGGTACTAAACCTTGGCGAGTGTTGTAAGTAGCAACACCATCACCAGAAAGGTTAGCAGAAGTTGTCATTGTACCTACAGCTTTAAGGTCAATTGTCAACTTTGCATTTTTGTTCTTTTGGAACTCTTTGATTTCAGCTTGCTTAGCTTCAAAAGCCTCAGCCATTTGCTCAGAGAAAGCATCACCGAAAGACTTAGTTTTGTTGTTTACAGTCTTTGCAGCTTTCTCAGCAATCATTTGGTCAAGAGCAGCTTGATTTTTCTTAGCGGCCTCATCCATAGTAACTACAGCAGCTTTTACTTCAGCTACTTGTGTTTTAACATCTGCAATAGCAGCCTCATTGGCAGCTTTCATCTTTTCAACAGACTCAGTAGCAGATTTTACTGAGGCTTCGATGTTTTTTAATTCTTCCATTGTTAGGAATTTAATTTGTAAATAAAATTGTTCAATGTATGCTTCAGGTCACTTACATCAATCACCGGCTCCTTAGTTTCTGCAACTGCTATAGCGGGTTGCTCTACAACAGGAGTGGCCTCAGTAGATAAGAGTGACTTAATTGCTTCATTAACTTGTGCAAAGCGAATCTCTATAAACTCAAAAGCCTCATCAGTAAATCTACCATCTTTTAGGCTTTTAATTAATAGATTAAGCTCTTTGCTTAGTTTTTCGTGTTGATCTGTGATTTCCTCTTTAGTTAGACCTTTGCCTACATTCAGAGTTGGTGTGTTTGGGTTGGCTCCCCATAGTACAGCAGAACCTTCAAACAAAAGTATTTCCTTGATTAGGTTATACTCCTCTGCTTGTCCTTTCTGTTGTGCTTCAGCCTTAATAGTTCTAAACCCTACAGAGTGCTGGTTAATATGACCTGACTTGTAGAACTCTAAAACATCATTGCCCCAAG